ACTGGCGTTGCGTTCAGTGAAGTCGTAGGAGCATAATCATGGCAAACATTTCAGATTTTGTATCTAAACTAAAAGGCGGCGGTGCAAGAGCTAATCAGTTCAAAGTAACGATGCCTTTTCCAGGTTTCGCTGCCGTTGGTGGTGAAACTGAGAGCATGGCATTCTTATGTAGCGCAACAACACTTCCTGCATCTACTGTCGGAGAAATCGTTGTACCATTCAGAGGTAGAAATATCTACATGGCTGGCGATAGAGAGTTCGAGCAGTGGAGTACAACAATCATTAACGATACTGATTTCTTAGTCCGAAATGCGATTGAGAGATGGTCCAATGGTATGAACAATATGTCTGATAACGAAGGTCTAGTAAATCCTGTTGACTATCAAGTTGACGCATTTGTAGATCATTTAGACAGAAATGGTAATACTATTAAGTCATATACTTTTAGAGGTATGTTTCCAGTCAGTCTAGGATCTATTGCTTTAGCATATGATCCTGCAACTGCATTAGAAACATTTGAATGTACATGGCGATATCAGTATTGGGAATCAAACACAACTACTTAAAAAGTAGTTAAAAAATAGGGTATAAATATCATTATGGCAGAATTATTTGGATTTAAGATTACCCGATCAAAGAACGAGAGGGCAACATCACAAGACTTTACGTTGCCCTCCGTTGACGATGGTTCACAAACAGTCATCGGTGGTGGTGGTCAGATTGGTCATTATCTTGATATCGAAGGTAAGATCAAAGACGAAGCAGATTTAATTAGACGATATAGAGAAGTCGCAATACAACCTGAATGTGATCAGGCAGTTGAAGATATCGTTAACGAGGCAATCGTATCAGATGAGATTGAGCCTCCTGTTCGATTAAACTTAGATCGAATTAAACAATTTTCACCAGATTTAAAGAAAAAGATACACAAAGAATTTGATGAAGTTCTACGTATCTTAGAATTTGAAGAAAAAGGACACGACATATTTAGACGTTGGTATGTTGATGGTCGCATCTATTATCACAAAGTAATCGATCCTAGTAAACCTAGAGATGGTATTAAAGAATTGCGATACATTGATCCTCGTAAAATTAAAAAGATTAGAGAGATAAAAAAGAAAGAAGGACCTATTAAGATGCCAGGTCAAGCGCCTGATCCTATGGAGTTCAAAGAGTATTATGTCTACAATGAAAAAGGTGTAGGCGGTTCAATGAACACTGGTGGTATTCGTATTCATTCGGATGCAATTACTTATGTACCTTCAGGTCTTGTTGATCAACAACAAAATATTGTCATGTCCCATTTACACAAGGCAATTAAACCTGTCAATCAATTACGAATGATTGAAGATAGTTTAGTTATCTATCGTATTTCAAGGGCACCTGAGAGAAGAATCTTTAAGATTGATGTAGGTAATCTACCAAAAATTAAAGCCGAACAATATCTCAAAGATGTAATGAATCGATATCGAAACAAACTGGTTTACGATGCCGCTACAGGTGAAATTCGTGATGATCGAAACTATATGTCGATGTTAGAAGATTTCTGGTTACCAACAAGAGAAGGCGGCCGAGGTACTGATATCACAACACTACCTGGTGGTTCCAATTTAGGTGAGATACAAGACATACAATACTTTCAAAAGAAACTATATCGTTCATTAAATGTACCAATCAGTCGTTTAGATAGTGAGAGTGCTGGTGGTTTACAACTAGGTAAATCAACAGAGATATCACGTGACGAATTAAAGTTTACAAAGTACGTACAACGTTTAAGAAAGAAGTTTGTACACCTCTTTTCTGATATGTTAAAAACACAATTAATGTTAAAAGGTATTGTCAGTGAAGATGATTGGAAAAGTATTTGTGATTATATCAAGTATGATTTCATTCAAGACGGATATTTTTCAGAAATTAAAGAACAAGAAATACGTCAATCACGTTTAGATCAAGCAGAGAGAATATTCAATCAACAATTAATTGGTAAAATATTTTCTATGGAATATGTTCTTAAAAATGTTTTACGTATGTCAGACAGAGAAATTGAAGATCAAAGAGAACAAATTAAAAAAGAAATTAATGATGGCATTATCGCAGATCCATACAATGATGATGCAAAAAATGAGTATTAAGGAGTAAACAATGAGTGAACATGTAAAAAATATTATTAATGCATTAGATCAAGATGATAATCTTGAAGCTGAAACTAATTTCAAAGCTGCATTAACGGATAAAATTGGCGATGTTTTAGATGATAGAAGAAAAGAACTTGCAAAAACTTTTGTAAGAACAGGAGAAACAACCGATGCCGATAGCGTTCAAACAGATATTGAATCAGATAACTGAAAAGAAAGACGGCTATAAAAAGACAAGAGCTTATATGAAACTATCTCCTCGAATGAAATCTGAGATAGATAAAGTCTTTAACTATGCTATAGACAAAAAAGGCAATCTCGATATAGAGAAAATGGGGAAAGCAGTTGCTAAATCTCCTGCCAGACGACAATTAGACAAAGTTATTGATGACTTTATATCTTATGGCGATAAGTCGGCACACATTTAGGAGAGATAAATGAAATTAAAATTATTAGGAACATCTGTTGCGGATGCAAGTGCAAACAACATCGGTGAAGCAACATTAGTGCGTGTTCGTTGTACATCGGCTGCAACATTAACATTAAGACTTGCTGGAGGTGGTGCTATTGTAGGATCTGTATATATTGGTGCAAATGAAACAGTGATTTTACAAAAAGAACCAACGGAAGAGATAACCTGTGCAACTTCATTTACTACAAAAGTTGCGTACAGTAGTTAGTTTTAAAGACAAAAAACTTATAAATAATAAGTGAGTATAAAACAAATGAAACTAATCACGGAAGAAGTATCGTCTGCTGAATACATAATCGAAGAAGCAGACAACGGTAAAAAGAATTACAAGATACGAGGCGTATTCATGCAAGCTGACATGAAGAATCGCAACGGTCGTATCTATCCTATGGAAACACTTCAAAAAGAAGTGAATCGTTATAATAAAGAGTTTGTTGAAGCAAAACGTGCTTTCGGTGAACTCGGTCATCCTGACGGACCAACTGTCAACTTAGAACGAGTTTCTCATATGATCACCAGTTTAACACCTGAAGGCAAAAACTTTATTGGAGAGGCCAAAATTATGGACACTCCTTATGGAAAAATAGTGAAAAATTTAATTGATGAAGGTGCAAAATTAGGAGTTTCTTCCAGAGGCATGGGGTCGCTGGAGAATAAAGGTGGAAGTAATGTAGTAGGAAAAGATTTCTACTTAGCAACGGCCGCCGACATTGTCGCAGATCCCTCTGCTCCAGATGCTTTCGTAGAAGGTATTATGGAGGGCAAAGAGTGGATATGGGATAATGGTGTAATACGAGAAGTCGATATACACGAAATGAGAAATACAATTGAGAGAGCAAGACGCATAGAACTCGCAGAAAAGAAAGCTGCTGTGTTCAAATCCTTTCTTTCAAAATTGTAGGAAACATAAATATTATATTATTAATTCGAATTAATAAGGAGAGAGTTAAATGTCAGAAGTAGAACAAAAGTTAGAGGAGTTAGAAGCGATCGCAACTGAAGAAGTTGTTGAAGCAGCTGCTAACGAACCTACTAAAAAGGCAGTTGCTCCTGAACCATCTCATGTCGCAAAAGCATCTAAAGATGTAACTGATACAGGTCCTGCTGTTGTTTCAGCAGACGCACCTAAAAAAGATTACACTAAAGATGTAAAACCGACTAAGGACCAGGTCAATGCTAAGGCTGACAAAGGTGATTCTGCTCCTGTTTCTCAAGGTTCTTCAAGTATTAAACCACCTAAAGAATCTATTGCCGCTGGCGACCAAGTTGACCATGAAGGCGAGGAACTCGCAGAAAATCCAAAAGTCGAAGTAGAAACTGCTAAAGACAAAATTAAAGAGATTAACGTCAAAGAAGATGTTGATGCTTTAATCAATGGCGAAGACAATCTTTCTGAAGAATTTAAAGCAAAGGCTGCTACTATTTTCGAAGCTGCTATCAAATCAAAAGTTGGTGCAGAAATCGAAAGACTAGAAGAAGAATATGCTCAAAATTTAGAAGAAGCTAAAGAAGCTGCAAAATCTGAATTAACAGAAAAAGTAGATTCTTACCTTAACTACGTAGTTGAGGAGTGGATGAAAGAAAACGAACTTGCTATTGAAAAAGGCGTAAAAGGTGAAATCGCTGAAGACTTTATCACAGGTCTAAAACAATTATTTGAAGATCACTACATTGATATTCCAGATGAGAAGTACAACGTACTAGAAGCTCAGGCAACTGAGATTGACGAACTCAAAGGAAAATTAAATGAAGCAACTTCAAAAATTGTTGAACTGAATAAAGAAGTAGGTGAACAAACTAAAGCATCTATCTTTGAATCCGTTTCAGATTCACTAGCTGATTCTGAGAAGGAGAAGTTCAAGGGTTTGGTAGAAAGTATCGATTA